ATTACAATTCTTTAATGATGAAGATAATATGTTTTTAAAACCTACTCATAGATGGAATGGAGAAAAACCAAGAATAGCAGTTTTAATAGACGATGCTATGGGAAGTCTATTATATCAAAAACCTCGCAAATTAAATAATTTAGCAACATTAAGTCGCCATACAGGTCAATTAGCAGATGGGGGTTCAATTGGTTGCAGTTTATTTTTTTTAATTCAATCATTTAAGGCACAAGCAGGAGGACTTTCAAAAGTTATAAGAAATCAAGCAACAAGTATGATATTGTTTAAAACGAAAGACCAAAACGAGTTAGAAGATGTTTATGAATCTGTTGCTGGAGAGATTGATAAAGATACATTTTATAAAATATATGATAAAGCAATTGGCGAAGGTAATAACTATGAATTTTTATTTATAGATTTTCATCCCAAAGAAGGTCAAAGCATGTTTAGACAGAGATTTGATGTATTCTTGTTTCCAGAACAATTATAATAAAATTGATTTAAAGATAAAAGTTTATAAAGGTTTATAAATGCCTAAAAAAGAAATTACTGATTATGTTATATATAAAATTATTTGTAATGATGAAAATATAAAAGAATGTTATGTTGGTTCAACATCTAATTTTAAAGTTAGAAAAAATCATCATAAATATCGTTGTGTTAATAATGAATGTAATTGTAAAGTATATAAAACAATTAGAGAAAATGGAGGTTGGAATAATTGGTCTATGATGCCTATTGCTGAATATAAAGATTTAACAAATATTCAATCACGAATTAAAGAAGAAGAACACAGAGTTTTATTAAACGCACAAATGAATGATAAGAAAGCATATACAAGTTTAGAAGAGAGAAAAACAGATGTTAAAAAATATAATGAAGAATATAAAAATCAAAACAAAGAGCAAACAAAAATATATCAGAAAGAATATAGGAAAGCAAATAAAGAAGCAAAAAGACAACAAGATATAAAACATTATGAAGCACATAAAGAAAAAATTAAAGAAAGACAGAAAGCATATTACGAAGCAAATAAAGAAAAAATTAATGAAAAGAGAAGAAACAAGATTTAAAATAACTAATTATATATATTATTTTTTTATAAAAGTTATATATATATAAATGTCACAAACAAAAAGCACGAGGGTAGTATTCCGCGAAGAGACTATATGTAATTATACAGATACAAAATTTTTACAAAGCAACCCTCAATGTAGTATAAGAGAGATTAGTAGTGTTGTTGAAGAGTTTGACCCTATTACTATAAGACAGGAACATTTTGATTTTGTTTTAAGAAGAAATCAAGCAGTACCACAACCATTAACAGCACCAACAAGTATAAATCCTGTTAGTAATCGTAGAGATATTATGCCCCCACTTACTGTAGATACATATATAGATAGAGTTGCTTTTGATAATGCCGAAGTAGCTCCTATACTTCGTGCTGGAAGACAAAACATTCCTAATATGTCTAATGCTATTGATAATGTAATTAATAGAATAGAATATGCAAATAGATTAAGTCAATTAAATCAAGAAGGTGTAGGATTAGAACAATTACCTGATAAATCAAATGTAAATAAAATAGCAAAACCAACAGAAACACCAGTAGAAAAATTTAATAGAATGTATGAAAATATGATACAAGTGGAACTAGCTGAAGGATATTTAATTCCAACTGCTCCTGAAGGTATGACAGGTATGGAAAAACAAAAATATATTATGGATGAAATAATTAGAAGCACAGATGCTGAAGGACGAGGAATTGCAAATAAAATAGGAACAGCAAAAGAAACTATTTTAACAGCAGACGAAGCATATAAAAGAGTTAATTCTGCTTATGAGAAAGCAATAGTTAGTGATCCATTTGGTGGATTAAATGATTATGCTATTGGTAGTGATTTACTTAATAATCCATTTGGTGGATTAGGTGATTTTGTTACTGGTAGCGATTTAACAGCAGACCAACGAGAAACATTAAGATTGACTGCTGAAATTGAAGAATCAGTAATGAAAGCAAGAGCTAAATCAAAAGGTAAAACAAAAATATTAATAGACGAGGCTGTTCCTAGTTCTAAAACACAAGGGACAGAATTAACAGATTTAAAATTAACTAGTAAAGCATTAGAAAAAGGATATGGAAAACAAACACAAAGAGGTTCAGCAGGACAAGGTTCTTCTAGTGACCCAATTGCTCCACCAACAGATGTGTTAAATATTAATATGCTAACTCACTCACTACCACTTGAAGTATTACAAGTATCATTTGAAATGCCCCCTGAATTACAAAATTTAAAAATTCCAAATATGCCTGACCCAACAAAAGTAGTAGATAGTGCCTCGTATAGAATTGAAAAATCAATATATGAAACAAAATTAGCAGAATTATTTAAAGCAATTGATGGTTCTTATAAAATAGATAATTATACTAAACAAATACTAAAAAAACAAATAGAAATACATCAGGAAGAGGTTAATTTGAGAGCAAAAATTGCTAGTAATCCAGCAATTATAGAAGACACAACACTTATATTTGGTGGTGAATTTAACCAACCTAATTTAATTAATTTGGAAACAACTAAATTTGAAGCACAATTAAACAAATTATTTGTAGAACAACAAATCTATAATGAACTACGAGGAATACCATCAGCAGATAGAGCAGTTACTTTATTAGAAATGCAATCAAATTCTTCTAATTTTACTGAGTATTTTCAAAGTAGAACAGGAAAAACAATTTCACAAAGCGACCTAGTTGAATCTCTTGGAAAAGTAAGTGAGGTAATGGCTAATTTTGAAAAAGCAAATCCACCAGTTACACAAATACAACCGCAACAACAAGCATCAATATCAAATGCTGTTAAATCTATAAAGTATAGTGAAACATTTAAAAATATAAACGCTACAGCATTAGGAGAAGCATTAGGTCATACAGTTGCTGGTATGGCCGCAGCTATGGTTATAGCTCATTTTGCTGGTGAAAGTCAAATTTTTAAAAATATTGAAGACATCTATATGCGAGGGGCAGCTATTGGTGCTACTGTTGGTGCGGCTGGAGCTATTCCAACAATTGCGTCAAGGTTTTTTGTTATAGCAACAAGAAATGCTATAACTATTGGCGGTGAAACAGCATTAGCAGCCACAAGTAGAGCATTAGTTAGAGGTGCTATTACATCAATTGGAGAAATAGTAGCAGGTGGTATTGTTGGTGCGGCTCTTGTTCCATTAGATATGCTTTTTCAAGATTTTTTACTTAAAAATGGATTTACTCATGCTGGTGCTGGTGCTTTATCAGGAGCAACTATGGCTGGTATAGGAACTGTAACATCTTTAGCAATTAGTGCTACTGTTGAAAGTATAGCAGCTGGTGCTTTTACAGTAGGGGCTGCTTTAGCACCAGAAACATTAGGTCTTTCTGTTGTAGTAGCATTAGGAACAATGGCGTTTGCGGCTATTGTAGGAGCAGCTATGGGAGCGTTTGGAGATGATAGAGCTCGTAGAGATAGAGATACTCATAATATTAATAGAAGATGGATATTACAGAATTTAGCAAGAAATAATTTTAATGTTATTGAAACTTTCCATGAATTTGAAAGACAAAAATATGGAGGAAGACTTGCGACAAATAAAGAAAGCGATGATGATTTTGGTGATTATGAAACAGATGCGAGACCATTTATCGAAATGTTACTAACAAAATTTGAAGGAAGAACATTTCCACATAGTAATAATAATGTATCGCTAGATAGTTTAAGTGAAAAAGAAAAAAAAATTCAAGAGTTAATGGCTCGTGATTTATTACCAACAGTAAGAGACCTTGCTCTCAAAGACGGACACCCTGAAATTGCTGAAGCTATAGAAAAATTACCTGATTATAAACCTATATCACAAGAAGATTGGGAATGGTTAGATAAAGCAACAGATAAAACATGGTATAGAGATAGTTTATTATCAGGACAAATCCAATATGAAGAATTAAAATTCACACAAATTAAGAGTGCGGACGCTCAACAACAATTATATAGAATATGGAATGATACTCATACATTAGAATACCCCCCTGAATTAGTTGTATGGGCTATGAAAGATAGTTCATTTGCGACAAGATTTACACAATCAAGAATATATGACGCTCAAAGAATAATAATGGAAAATTTCCAAGAAAATGGTAAATTATTTGAAGAAAATCAAGCAAGTGTTATAGCAATGGCTTGTACCAAAGACCCAACTATAACAGCATATATTGATCCTGATGGTATATATGGATTTCGCAGATTATTTACAGACTATACTAATAATATGCAAACAACAGCAGATAGTATGAATATTACTATACCACAACTATTATCATTACAAAACTTACCAGTAGATAGACGAGAACGAGCATTTTTAACATATCAATATAATACATTGAGAGAAAATACTTTAACAAGAGATGAAATAGAAAATCTACAACGCTATGATGAAGAAAATAGAGCAATAGCTGCTAGAGGTTTTTATAGTAGAGACGATGAAATATTAGCAATTACACCTGTAGAAGAATATGGAACTTGGAATCCTGCGGACGCTCAAATATGGAGAGCTCAAGAAGCAGGAATGACTTTACGACAATATGTAGATTATATGCATTTATTGTCTATGGGTGATAGAGGAGATATAAATAATTTACCTGAATATTCTCCTGCTGAAGTAACAAGACAAAGACAAGAAGATAGAATAGCATTTCAAAGACAATTAGATTTAACACATAATAGTGACTTAATAATATATGATGAAGCAACTCAAAGATTTGTAATTAATTATAATATTTATATTACTGGTGGTGAAAATATAGCAGAAAGAATGGAGAGAATGAATACAACAAATATGTATTATAGTCCTAGAGCATATCAAAGTGATGAGAACTTTCATACTATGATAAGTGGAATGAATGAAGCAAATCAACAAACATATGACGCTTATAATTTAAATTTAGCAGCTGATTTATTAGATTATAACGAACAATATGAGAGACAAGTTTTTGAATATAATGATTATCAACATATTACAGGACAACAAAACTTTTTATATTTTGATGCGAACGCTGAATATCATGCACGACGATTAACATATAACCCTATGAGTACTGACCCTAATGATTATATAACAAAACCACCAGTAGAGCCACCAAGAATTAAACCTAATCCATATGAAATAAAGAACGGAAAACCACCAAGATTAACAACAGATGATAATATTGAGGCTTTGTTAAATGATGAAAATAAAGCATTAGCACAAGAACAAATAGATAAACAAACATTAGAAACTGGTCGTGAATTATCATACAACGAAAGACAATATATATTTAAACAAGCATTTAATAAACAATATTACGAATCACAAGAAGAGCGTGATTATTGGGATGCACGCTCACAAATGATGGCTCGTTTAGATTTTGCTAATCAAGGATTAGACCCAAATACTGCTACAGATGCTGACCGTGCCGATAATTTACACATGGATTTAGCTCAATATTATGAATATATAGGAACATTACCAAGAAACAACCAAGTCTTTTTTAATCCTGACGAGTATAAAGATGATTTAGTTAAAGAAGCAGAAGAACAAATAGATGATGGAGCTATTAATATTGAAAGTGATGATAGAGAAGAAGAAAGAATGATTAATGCTGATAGAGCAAATGCGAGAGGAGATGATGGACTTTATGATAATATAATATCAGGTTCGTATGATACTAATATTGATGTTGGTGGTGGTAATCCTTAATAGCGCTCAAAGAGGAGCGCACCCTCTTTCT